ATATGGATGAACTATAAATTAGAAAACCCATTAGGAGTGTAATCATGAAGGAATTGTATAAGAAGCATCGACCTAAAGACTTCAACGAAGTAGTGGGGCAAGAATCCGCCGCCAAGACCCTCTCTTCTCTTATCTCTAAAGACAAGATCCCCCACGCCCTTCTCTTTACGGGGCCTTCCGGATGCGGAAAAACCACGTTGATACGTATTCTTGCTAAAAAACTCAAGTGTAGCAAAATGGATTATTTCGAGAGGAACTGCGCAGATTTTAAGGGTATCGATACTATCCGGGATATTCGGGGAAGTATGATGACGGCCCCTTTGAAAGGGCGATGTAAGATATACGCTATTGACGAAGCCCATAAACTCACCAATGACGCCCAAAACGCCTTTCTTAAAATACTGGAGGATACCCCTTCTCATATCTATTTTATGTTGGCTACCACCGACCCCCAAAAACTCTTAAAGACGGTCAGAACCCGCTGTACAGAGATAACCCTAAAAGCCATCCCAGACAAAGAGATAGGGCGTTTATTAGATGAGGTGGCTAAAAAGGAGGAAACTCCTATCTCGTCTGAACTAAAGAATAAGATCATTAACGCCAGCGAGGGGAGTGCCCGTAAGGCATTAGTCCTTCTTCACCAAGTCATGGGGATAGATGAGGACGATAAACGGATAGAAGCCGTATCCTCTTCCGTAGCTGAAACCCAGGCTATACAAATAGCCCGTACTCTCTTCAAGCCCAAAGTGTCCTGGAAGGAAATGGCGGAGGTTATTAAGGGCGTGGAGAATGAAGACGCTGAGCAGATACGCTGGATGGTATTAGGCTATGCTAAAGCCATTCTTCTTAACGGGGGTCCTTTGGCCCCTAAAGCTTTCCAAGTGATCGAAAACTTCCGAGATAACTGGTATGATTGTAAATTTGCTGGATTGGCGGCGGGCTGCTACGCTATTGTCGTAGGGGAATAGCTTACTGAAGTTTGATAATAAGATATACCGGAGATAAAAATATGCCTAACGAGTTTCTTGATATAGACTTATTGAACCTGGAAAAGGAATGGGTCCAGCAGCCCAAGAAGTACTACATATGGGGCAAAAGGCTGTCCAAAGCAAAAAAGAAACTGGAAAAATCTAAAGTCTCTCTCGACTTGATTAAAAGCGAGATAGACAGTATGATTCGTTCCGATCCAGAGAAACACGGATTAGTAAAAGCTACAGAAGCCGCTATATCCAACACTGTATTACAAAATGAGGAATATAAAAAAGCGATGGATAAGCATATCCGTCTCAAGTACAAAGTAGACATACTCCAAACAGCTGTAAATGCTATGATCCAAAGAAAAGAAGCTTTGGAGAGTGCTGTTCGTCTTCACGGTCAATCCTACTTCTCCGTCCCAAAGGCAAATTCTATCACCAAGGAAACTGTAGACAGTATGTTAGAGGAAGGAAGAAAAAATAGGAGAAAATCTAAATGATTCTATTTCTTAAAAGTATTATTGCCAGTATACTATTTTCTATATGGTTATACATGACAGCAAAAATGGTTACCTATGCTATACTACGTACTAAAGACCAACATAAACGAAATACTCTTGAACGGTTCAAGAAAACATTACACTAATATTAGGAGAACATTTGTATGGCAAGTAAAAAAGACAAACGGGCCGAAAGGCGAAGCACTGCTGCCGCAACTCGTCAACGTCGGGAAAAGGTCAAAAGAGGGATCGAACCCCAGACCTTCAAAGTCCCGGACGGAGTGGAGTTGTTTCAGCTGAAAAAGGAGAAGGAATCTCCCAAGATCAACATTATCCCTTATACCGTAGGGAAGGGAAACCCTATGGCTGACGAAGGGACCTTTTATTGGGAGAGGACCTTCTACGTTCACCGAAACGTGGGACCCAATCAGAAGTGGTTCATCTGCCCAGCTCGGACAGTCAACAAACCGTGTCCTGTCTGCGAGTATGTAGCGAAACTCCAGAAGGACCCAAATGGGGACTTGGATGTGATCAAAGCATTGATCCCTTCCAAACGACAGTTGTTCAATGTCGAAGATCTGAGAGACCCTGGAAAAATCAAACTCTGGGATATCAGTTATTTCTTCTTCGGGAAACAATTAGATGCGGCCTTGGATAATGAGTTTGAAGACGATAACGACAATAAGGACAATTTCGCTGACGCCGAAGGTGGATACTACCTGAAATTGGGCGTGGAAGAAAACAGCTATGAGGGCAAAAAATCCTACAAGGTCGCTGATATCACCTTTAAGGCTCGTAAGGAGGACATCGATGAAGACCTCCTGGAAAAGGCCATATGTCTGGATGATATCCTGATTATCCCGTCATATGAAGAAATCAAGGCGGCAATGGCCGGGTCTGACGACGATGACGATAAGGACGAAAAGAAGTCGTCCAAGAAGGAGGAAAAGAAGTCGTCCAAGAAGCCGTCCAAGAAGGATGACGACGACGATGATGATGACGACGATGACGATGATGACGACGATGATGATAAGAAGTCGTCTAAAAAGCCGTCCAAGAAGGATGACGACGACGATGATGACGACGATGATGATGACGATGACGACGACGATGATGATGACGACGATGACGATGATGACGACGATGATGATAAGAAGTCGTCTAAAAAGCCGTCCAAGAAGGATGACGACGACGATGATGACGACGATGACGACGATGACGATGACGACGATGATGATGATGACGATGACGACGATGACGATGACGACGACGATGATGATAAGAAGTCGTCTAAAAAGCCGTCCAAGAAGGATGACGACGACGATGATGACGACGATGACGACGATGACGATGACGACGATGATGATGATGACGAT